CGCGCCCAAGGGTGGCGTCGTATCACCGACTCGGACCCGTGCGAGTTCTGTGCCCGTATCGCCGGCGAGGGGGTCAGGGCGAAGACGTCTGCGGCCGGGTTCGAGGCCCACGACCACTGCGGCTGCACCGCAGAACCCGCGTTCACCTAACGACTTCCGGCCAACACGGGCCGGACCCGCACGGCCAGGTGCCGCGCGTACGTGCCCAGGAGGCACACATGCAAGAGGAACCAGAACTGACCGCACAAAACGAAGAGCAAGAACCACCGAAGGAGCCACAGCAGCCTGCACCGCCGTGGGGTTCGGACGAGGAGTTCAACCCTGAGAAGGCGTGGCGGCTGATCCAGAACCTTCGCAGCGAGGTTGGAGAGCTGAAACCGAAGGCGCAGAAGCTCGCTGATTTCGAGGACGCACAGAAGTCCGAGCATGAACGGCTGCAAGAGCAGCTCGAGACTGCGAAGGCCGACAGCGCCAAGGCTGCAGTTCAGGCCGCCCGCTACCGGGCAGCGATGAAGCACGGTCTTGACGACGACGACCTCGATCTGCTGGGCGACGACCCGGAACAGATCGAAACCAGAGCAGAACGTCTCGCCGCACGTATCGCGGCGGCCGCACCAGAACCTGCTGCCTCGCCATCGCGCAGGCCACAGGAACGGCTACGCCCCGGGGCTTCACCTGACGCAGAACCGCAGGCAAGCCCCAAAGAGATCGCAGCAGCACTGTTCAAGAACCACTGACCACCGCCCTCCGGGCGGTTGAGCCGTCCGTAGGAGGACAGACATGCCGAACACGCTTGAGTACGAGGCCAGGGTTTCTGCCCTGTCCGTCGAAATCCTGGCCCGCCAGTTCTCGCTGCCGAACACGGTGGCCCGCCAGTCGTTCACCGACTTCACCGGTGGTGGCGGCGACACGATGACCGTGCGGGTCCGCGACAAGCTGGCCGCACGCACCCGGACCACCGCCAACGGTGGTGCGACGATCACCCGCGACAACATCACCGAGACCGGGGTCGACGTGACCCTGGCTGAGGTCTACTCGGCTGTGCCAGTCACCAACGCCGAGTGGGAGCTCGAGCTCCAGTCCTTCGGTGCACAGATCTTGCAGCCGCAGATGGCCGGGATCGCCGAGGCTGCAGAGGCGCAGCTCCTCACCGCGATGAACGGCCTGGCGGCGGACGCTTCGTTCCTGCTGACCGCGACCGCTGACGACACCGAGGACAAGCTGATCGCAGCGTCCGAGGAGCTCGACAACAACGACGTGCCGTTCTCTGGCCGTTACCTCGCAATCTCCCCGTCCATCAAGTCCCGGATGCTGAAGGTCCCGAACTTCGTCCGTGCAGACGGCATCGGGAACGGCACCGCCATCGAGCGGGCCACCTTCGGTGACATCCTCGGGTTCACCGTCGTGGTTTCTACCGGGCTGACGGCCGGCACGGCGGTCGCGTACCACCGGTCCAGCTTCGCGTTCGCGGCCGGCTCCCGGTCGGTACCGGACTCTGTTGACGGTGCTGTGTCGGCCACCGACGGCCTGGCCATGCTGTGGCTGCGCCAGTGGAACGCCGACACCCTCAACACCGAGTCGGTCGGCCAGCTGTTCGCCGGTGCTGCCGCGGTCGACGCGGGCAACCGTGCCTACAAGCTCGACACGGCGACTGACTGATCGTTGAGGTGGTTCCGGTCGTGGCCTGACCACATCCCAGCCGGGCGAGCGCACATCGTTGATGGCCTCGCCCGGCTGGTGATGAAGGACCAGAACTATGCGACCGTTCCGGAGTTCCAGCCGTGGCCACAGCATGAGCCAGGGTGGTTCATGCTTGAATGGGACATCGCGCTCGATCGCCAAAGCCGTGAGCGGTTTGTTGCGAACGCGATGGAAAACCCGGACCGGGTTCGGGTCGCCCCGTACACGCTGTACTACAAAGGTGTGCCGGCTCGGCAGGTGCACCGCTGGGGCGGGCGGCCGATCCCTGACGGCCAGCCTCAAGCGGACATGGTCGGGTTCGGCTGCATCTACTTCCCGCAGGCCATCCTCGACCGGTTTTGGGCGGAACCACCGCCCCGGCTTGTCAAGACCGGCATGTTCAACGACGGCGTGTTCTCCGACTGGCACCGCCAGCGGTACGACCCAATCGACGTCGACTGGACGGTCAGCCCCCAGCACGTCCACGGCGACTGACACGGAGGGCAGCATGGCCGACTTCATCACCGCTACCCAGTGGACGGACCGGACCGGCCGGACCCTGTCGTCTGCCGAGCAGGTCCACCAGCTCGACGCTCTCATCGAGGACGCGTCCGCGTTGGTCGTCAACATCGTGAACGACGCCACCGTCACCGACCTGTGGGACGCCCACACGCCCGGGACGGTCCCCGGCGCGGTGGTCCCGGTCGTGGTCGCTATGGTCCGTCGCGGGCTCGACAACCCGCACGGGTTCACCCAGGAGAACGCCGACGGGTACAGCTACTCGGTCGGGTCCACGACCGGGGTGTTCGCCACCCGGTACGAGGCCCGTGAGGTCCGCAAGGCGGCAGCGAAGTCGCAGATGGGGGCGCTGAACCTGTCGTCCCATCTGCCACGTTCACGGCGTGACGACCATCAAAGCTACTTCGATGGGACGTCCTGATGTTGAGCCCGTCGCCCGGTATGGCGCATCACGCTGCACGGTGGATGGTGCCGTGCGAGGTGTGGCGTGAACAGACCTCGTTCGATGCGGGTGGAGGCCAGGAGGTCGGCTGGGTGTGGCAGGCCGACACGACCGCCTACCTGACGTCCCCTTCGGCGTCTGAGGTGGAGATCGCAGTCCAGCAAGGCCAGGACATCACCCACACTGCGGTGATGCCGACCGGGACGGTCGCGAAGCGTGGTGACCGGCTTGTGTTCGACACCGTCATAGTTGGACTGGTGACCGACCCGGTCGTGGCGACCCATTCTGCGTTGTCCCGTGCGACGGCGAACCGTACGTCGTGGCAGACCCCAACCTGACAGGAGCCAGCATGGCTGTGCGTTACAAGTCGAAGAAGACCGGCACGGTGGTGACGTTTGCTCACCCTGTCCCACGTCTGGACAAGGACGTGCGGTACGAACGGGTCGACGACAAGCCCAAGCTGAAGGCCAAGCCGAAGGCTGAGGCGACCGAGTGAGCGTCCGTATCACCCTGACCGGCCTACGCGACCTCGAAGCGGCCCTGGAGAACATGTCCGGCAAGGTCCGTGCCGAGCTCGAACGGGCAGTGTCCGCTGAGGCGGACGCGGTGGTGCGGGACGCCCGTGGTCATGTGCGGCGTGACTCTGGTGACCTGGCCGGTTCCATCACCGCCGAAGTTTATGGCCTGGCGGCAGAGGTCCGACCACGATCCTCCGCGTCGGACGAAGATGGCGCCACCCTCGCCATCAAGGCCAACGTCAACGAGTTCGGACGGTCCCGCGATCCGGGACAGCCGTACATGGTTCCGGCTGCGGAGGCGTCCCGTGCGCGCTGGCCTGGTCGTGCCCGGCAAGCCATCGAGCGTGGTGTGAGAGGCTGACATGCCGAACGTCGACGTGTTGTGGCCCATCCAGGTCGCCATCTACAGCCGGCTCACCGGTGACGGCACGCTGATGGGCAAGATCACCGGCGTGTTCGACGACGTCCCCGCCTCACAGCCGTTCCCGTACGTCACCATCGGTGCGTCCACGTCGACGCCGCAAGGTGCTCACGACCGGTTCGGGGCACGCACCACCACCACCCTGCACGTCTGGTCGACCTACGCCGGTGCGTTCGAGTTGCTCGACATCGGCGACGACCTGATGCGGCTGTTCGACCATCAGCCGCTCACTGTGGACGGCCATCACACCGTCTACATGCATCATCAGCAGACCGTCACTGTCCCCGACCCTGACGACGTCCGCCATCTGGCGGTGCGGTTCTCCATCGAAACCGAATACACCGCATAGCGGTAGAAAGAGCACATCATGGCTGGAGTGGCTGCGTTCGGCACGAGTTTGTCTCGCGGGCAGGGCGACACCGACCCGGGCCCGGAGACGTTCGATCCGATCGCCAACATCACGTCCCTGTCGGGCCCGTCGATGTCGCGTGACACGATCGACGTCACCGCGCACGACTCGCCGAACAAGTACATGGAGTTCGTCGCGTCCCTCATCGACGGGGGAGAGGTGACGTGCGACATCAACTGGGATCCGGCCGACGAGTCCCTTGACTCGGCGAACACCACCACCACCCTCATGGGCGACCTCGAGGACACCGAACCGATCAACTACGAGATCGCGTTCCCGGACGGGTCGAAGTTCGCGGCGGCGCTGCTGATCACCGGATTCGAGTTCGAGGCCAACTTCGACGACAAGCTGTCCGCGTCGCTCAGCTTCAAAGTTAGCGGGCTCCCGACCTTCACTGCGGCTGCCTGATGGGTGAGCTGCTGTCGAAGGACGCCATCCTCGGTGCGGACGATCTGCCCACCGAGGATGTGGAAGTCAAGGCGTGGGGCGGCACGGTCCGTGTCCGCGGCCTGACCGGCACCGAACGGGACCGGTTCGAGTTCTCGCTCGCGGCGGTCAAGAACGACCCGTCGAAGGCTGAGGTCCGTGCCCAGGTTGTCGGACGCTGTCTGGTCGACGCCGAAGGTGAGCGGCTGTTCACCGACAAGGAGATCAGCCGGCTTGGTGCCAAGTCCGGCGCGGCCCTCGATGTGGTGTTCGATGTGGTCCGCCGGCTGTCCGGCATGGGTGACCAGGCGGTGGACCAGGCGGCAGAGGATTTCGGCGACGCCCCGAACGTCGATTCCAGTTCCGGCTAGCCGCCCACCTCGGTCTGCCGCATGGTGAGATGCTGGCCCGGATGTCGTCGGCCGAGTTGACGGAATGGCAGGCGTACGAGCGGGTGTCCGGGCCGTTCGGGGCGGAACGTCAGGACGTGCTGGCGGCGATGGTCGCGTACTACGTGGTGTCGGCGTTGGGTGCGAAGAAGGCCAAGCTGAGCAAGATGGTCCCGGACTGGGACCGCCGTCCGCAGTCGTGGGAGCACATGCGTGAGGTGTTCAAGGCCCTCACCGTCGTCCACGGCGGCGAGGTCAGGTAGCCCACGTCAGCTGTCGGGCCAGCCGGCATCCATGCAGGTCTGCGCGAACGTGTCCGCGCTCAGCTGCCATGCCGTGTCGGCCCCGTCTGCGGTCCGTGCCAGCCCTGCAGCGTCGTCCCGGATGCCGTCAACCCGGGAATCGCTGGCCCACCGGTTCACTTCGTCGGCCAGGTCGACACGGGCCTGGGTGGTCTGAGCAGCGCCGTATCCGGCAGCGAAGTCGTCGCAGGCGAACTGTGCCTGGCTTTCCAGACCGTCTTCGGTAGGGGCACATCCGGCCAGCATCAGCACCGTCAGCGCCAGCGTCACACGTCGCATCCCATCCCTGTCTGTCGGTCGAAGGAGCCTACCAATGGCGAACCTGGCAGACCTGATGATCTCCATCGGGACAGACACCACCGATCTTACGGACGGGTTCGACAAGGTTCCGGACGCCGCAGACGATGCTGTCGACCAGACCGAAGGCATCTTCGAGGGGATGAGCGGGAAGCTGGCGATGGCTGCAGGTGCTGCCGGTGTTGCGGCAGGGGCCGCGCTGGTTGCCGGCATCGTGGGTGCCATCAACATCGACGCGGCCAACGACAAGCTGTCGGCACAGCTGAACCTGTCGGCGGCCGAGTCTGAGCAGGCTGGAGGGATCGCCGGTTCTCTGTATGCCGGCGCGTATGGCGAGTCGATCGAAGATGTGAACGAGGCGGTCGGTGCGGTCGCGTCGTCGCTCGCAGACCTCGGCTCTGGCGACGTCGAGCAGCTGTCCGCCAAGGCCCTCGACCTTGCTGCAGCGTTCGACCTTGATGTCAACCAGGCGGTTACGACCGCCGGACAGATGATGCGGAACGGTCTGGTCTCTGACGCTGACGAAGCGATGGACCTCATCACCGCCGGGCTGCAGTCGGTCCCGGCAGCGATGCGTGACGAGGTGTTTCCCGTCATGGACGAGTACGGCGTCAACTTCGCTGCGCTCGGCCTCGACGGTGACGAAGCCATCTCGATGATCGTCGCCGCGTCCGACAACGGCGTGATCGCGATGGACAAGATGGGGGACGCCCTCAAGGAACTGACGATCCGTGGTACCGACATGTCGGACACGTCGGTCGAAGCGTACGAAGCTGCGGGGCTGTCGGCCGAGGAGATGTCCGCAGACCTTCTTGCCGGTGGTGACACCGCGCAGGATGCGTTCACCAAGATTGTGGAAGGGCTGCAAGGCATTGAGGACCCGACCGATCAGGCTGCCGCCGCCATCGGCCTGTTCGGGACCCCGCTTGAGGACCTGGGCACGTCCGAGATCCCTGCGTTTCTGGATTCGCTGACCGGGATGGAAGGCGGCTTGGGGGATGTGGCTGGACGTGCCGCCGAGATGGGCGACACCCTCAACCAGGGCCCCGGTGTGGCCCTGGAAACACTGAAACGGTCGTTTTTCCAGGTCGCGACCGATGTCGGGTCGATCTTCCTGCCGGCGCTCGCTGAGGGTGCCACTGCGTTGACGGAACGGATCGGCCCTGCGGTGGCGACCGTGTCGGCGTTCCTGACCGACACGTTGATCCCGGGGTTGCAGGCTGCGGCCGGCTGGGTGGAACGGTGGCAGGTCCCGATCACGGTCGTTGCCGGGCTGCTGGTGGCGTCCTACATCCCGGCGATCGTCGCGTCCGGGGTTGCGTCGACGGTGTCGGCAGCGAAGCAGGTTGCGGCGTGGACGGTCACCAGGGCGGCTGCAATCCAGTCTGTCGCGCTCGCGGCGGTCCATGCTGCGAGTGTCGTGGCCGGCTGGGTGATGATGGGCGTCCAGTCGATGTTGCAGGCTGCACGTATGGCTGCCGCCTGGCTGATCGCGATGGGTCCGGTCGGATGGGTCATCGCTGCGGTGGTTGCGCTGGTGGCGGTCATCGTCGCGAACTGGGACACGGTGGTGGAGTGGACGAAGAAGGCGTGGACCTGGGTGACCGACAAGATCGGGGACGCCTGGAACTGGATCACCGACACCACCAACGCTGCCGTGTCGGCGGTGGTCGGGTTCTTCGCC